AAAATGGAGTATTACTAATGGCAAATGAAAGTGGAAATAGAGTTTCAGACGCAGATATTGCAAAAATGAAAAGATTATTATCTAGTAAAGAAAGTGGTAAAACTGTATCAGATGCTGATGTTAAAAGAATGAATGAGATGTTGGGTAAAGTTCAAACCAAAGCTATGGGTGGCGAAGTTATGGACACAACCAAGTCTATGCCCGTTGGTATGATGGACGGTGGCAAAGTCAAGCCTATGAAGATGAACATGGGTGGTGTTGCCAAAGGCAGAGGCGGAATGTTTAAAGGAATTAGATAATGGGCAGCTTTGACAGAGGAAGCAGTAAAGCTATTAAAAAATTAGATGCAGATAAAGCTGTAAGAAAAATGCAACTGGTTCAACAAATTATGTCTGGAACTGCTAAATTTGCACCTGGTGAGAAAGAAGCTGTTCTCAAAGCTATGGGTATCACTAGCAAGAAAAAAGGTGGAGCTGTTAAAAAGAATAAAAGAAAATCTATTATGCTTAAAGGTCGTGGTGGTAAATTTAAAGGAATAAAATAATGGCTGGTAAAACAAAAAATGTATCTGCTGGAATAAACACTGCTATGTCTTTAGATTCTCAATCCGCTAGAGAATTAGCACAGTTGATGAAAAGAGCTAAAAAGCCTAAAATAGCAAGAGTTAAGAAAAAAGAGTTTAACATTAGAAAACCTGGTGCATTTGGAATACAAAGGAATGATATTATGAAAGCTAGATTCGGTGGTAAAGTAGTTCAAAAGATGGAAAGTGGTGGAGAAAAATTAAGTCAGAAAGAACTTGAAGAAGCCATTAGACAAATAGGAGAACAGGGCAATGTTTTTGGTAAAGGAGAGTCATTATCTCCATCTCAAACTAAAAAGATAGCCGATAAATTTGAAGCTGACTTTACCAAGATGTTTGGTAAAAGATATGGTGGAGCAATAAGAAAAATGAGAGGAGGCGGACTAATGGAAGCAATAAAGAAGGTTCAAGCAAAAGAAATGAGATTAGGTGGAGACGTAGCAAAGCCAAAAGCAAAGCCAAAGAATTTTAAAAAGACTGTTGAAAAACAAAAGAGAGATAAAGCCATAGCAGATGGCGATATGGTCATTGGAGATTTTAATGAAATGACACCATCAATGATGCAGGACTTTTACAAGAACGCAAGTAAAGTTAAAGAGATGGAATTAGGTGGAGAAGCTGTACCATCAAAGTTCAAAGGCTTTTCAAAGTTACCTGAAGGCGTTCAGGAAAAAATTAATCCCAAGTTAGCATCTACATATGAAAAAGGTGGTAAAGTTGAGAAATACGGTGGTGGCGGTAAAGTCAAAGGTGGCAAAATGGGATGTCGTGGTATGGGGGCTGCACTTAGAGGTGGCGGTTACACAATTAGTTAGGATTTAAAATGGCTATTGAAAATATAAATGGTATCGCAGATGCGGTAGCTCCAGAATTAGAAGCTAACTTAGTCAAACTACCACCAGAGGCTATGATAGAAGGCGTTACTGAATTAGATGACGGTTCTGCTATTATTGGTGATATGGAAATGGAATCTGAAACTCCTATTGCCCTTCCTTTTGATGCAAACCTAGCCGAACATATTGACGAAGATGTTTTATCAGAAATATCTAACGAAATTACTGGCAATATTGAAGACGACATTAATTCAAGAAGCGATTGGGAAGAACAATATAAAGGCGGACTAGAACTTCTTGGTATGAGTTACGAAGACAGATCAGAACCTTTCGAGGGAGCATCTGGAATAGTGCATCCACTACTTGCTGAATCTGTGACACAGTTTCAGGCACAGGCATATCGTGAAATGCTACCCGCTGGAGGACCAGTTAAGACTTCAATCATTGGAGCAGAAACTCCAGAAGTAACAGCTCAAGCAGAGCGTGTTAAAAACTACATGAATTACCAGATAACTTATGAAATGGAAGAATATGATCCTGAATTAGATCAAATGTTATTTTATCTTCCAATCGTAGGTTCAGCATTTAAAAAAGTTTACTTTGATCCAACAATGCAAAGAGCTGTCAGTAAGTTTGTGCATTCTGAGGACTTAATCGTTCCTTACAGTGCAACAGACCTAGCGACTGCAACGAGAATAACTCACTGCATTCGTATGGATAAAAATGAAATTAAAAAATTACAATTATCAGGATTTTACAAAGACATAGACCTTCCTAGTTCTGGTGCTGATTCAGATGGCACGAATGATGTGAAGGATACAATCAATGACATAGAAGGCATTACAAGTAGCTCTTCACAAAATGAAGAGATGATGATTTATGAAGTTCACACAAACTTGGATATTGAAGGCTTTGAAGATATTGGAGCTGATGGTGAACCCACAGGATTGAAGATGCCCTATATTGTCACAATTATGGAGGACACTGGGGATGTCTTATCAATCAAACGGAATTTCAATGAAAGCGATCCGCTCCGTAGGAAAGTGCCTTACTTTGTGCATTATAAGTTCCTACCTGGTCTTGGGTTTTATGGTTTTGGTCTCACACATACAATAGGAGGTCTTTCCAGAGCTTCTACTTCCATTCTAAGGCAGTTAATAGATGCTGGTACACTATCTAACCTACCAGCAGGTTTTAAAGCCAGAGGAGCTAGAATAAGAGATGACGAGACACCTCTTAGTCCTGGTGAGTTTAGAGATGTGGATATGGTCGGTGGTGATCTAAGGCAAGCTATTATGCCATTACCATTCAAAGAGCCATCACAGACATTATATTCTCTTATGGGAACATTAATAGATTCTGGCAGACGTTTTGCATCTATGGCTGACATGAAAGTTGGCGAGATGAATGGCAACGCTCCTGTTGGTACAACTATGGCTATTATGGAGCGTGGTACGAAGGTCATGTCTGCCATTCACAAGCGTCTTCATTACTCACAAAAGATTGAGTTTAAGTTATTGGCTCGTGTGTTTGCTATGGATGTGCCTATGTACCCATATCAAGTACCAGGTGCGCCACCAGAAATAAAACAAAATGATTTTGATGACAGAATAGATATATTACCCGTTTCCGATCCTAATATATTTTCTATGTCACAACGTATTGCTTTGGCTCAAACACAATTACAGTTAGCTCAAAGTAATCCAGAAATTCATGGGCAAAATGGTATGTATCAAGCCTATCGCAAAATGTATGAAGCATTAGGCGTTACGAACATAGACCAAGTGTTGCAGCCTCCCCCTCAACCAATGCCCATGAACCCAGCAAAAGAAAATCAAGAGGCATTAAGGTTAGCTGTGTTGACTGCTTTTCCAGAACAAAATCATCAGGCACATATAACAACTCATTTAGCCATGTTATCAACACCAGTTGCACAATCTAACGCATCTATACTTATGACACTTCAAGGTCATATATCTGAACACATAGCTATGATGTCAGAAATAACAGCACAACAAGAAGTGATGGCATCTATACCACCAGAGCAACAAATGATGATGCAACAAGACCCTAACATGCAAAAACAAATTGCAGATCAAGTGGCATCTCGTGCAGCCGAAATATCTGCTGAAGTAAGTGAACAATATGCACAATCACTAACTCCACCTCCACAAGAAGACCCTCTTGTTAGTTTAAGAAAACAAGAACTGGCTCTTCGTGGTTCTGAAATACAACAGAAAGCCGAACAATTTAATAAAAAGTCTGAAATGGAGATGCAAAAAGAGTCAAACGATACAATGATTGACACTCAACGTCTTCAGCAACAAGACGAAATTGCTCAAGACAGAATACAAACTCAACGAGATATAGCAGCGATGAATGCTATGGGAAGGAATAAAAATGGTTAGTTCAGTTCGTGCAGGAATGATGGCACAAGAAAAAGAAAAGAAGAGACAAACAAGACTTGCTGAAGAAATGGCAAAAAATCCAATAACTTCGCCAGAAGTTGTTATGAAAGCAGTAATAAAACAAAACCCTTTGGAAGTATTAGAGGTTATAGCAGATGTCGTATCAAAAGCGGAACAAAGTACAGAAGAAAATAAACCAAAGAAAACATATAAAGCCAAAAAACAAGGCAAGAATAATAACAAAGTTCTCAAAGATAGCTAGACCGCAAAGATTTGAAGGCGTTTTTTAATGGAGACCTATTATAGATCCAGTTACTATATCATTAGCCGTAGGTGTTGCGTCAAAAGCATTTAGTGCTATTAAAGCTGGATTTCAAGCTGGTCGTGATATTGAACAAATGTCAGGAGACATAAGTCGCTGGATGGGAGCAGCATCAGATGTTGACAATGCGGAGAAACAAGCAAAAAATCCAGGAGTGTTCGGTAAAGTTTTTGGTGGTGGAAGTATTGAAGCTACTGCACTACAGGCTTACTCTGCCAAGAAGAAACTTGAGGAACAAAGGTACGAACTCAAGGTGTTTCTGAATATGACTCATGGACCTGAAGCCTATGATGAATTGTTACAAATGGAAGGGCAAATTAGAAAAGAACGACAACAAACAATATACAAGCAACAACAACTAAGAAGACAAATTGGTGAAGGCATTGGGTGGCTTTTCTTAGTTCTAGTTATAGGTGGTTTCTTATTATTATTGGCTAGTATTTTTAGCAAATCTAAAGCTGATGGATATAAATACACACCAAAATCACTAACTCAAAAACAAAAAATAAATCAAGGTATTATAAAACCTCCAAAATTGGTGTTATGCAGATTGAAAACACAAAAAACATTAAAAGATAAAATGGCTTGTATTTATGTTGCAAACAGCGGAACAAACAGAAAAACATACGAATTAGAATACACTGATATTAGAGTAGGATGTCCAAAATCATACAGATGTGTTTATAATCCAGGTGATGAACCATCAATTGATAAAGTAATGGAAAGTCTTAGAGGGATAGCAAAATGACAGCGTTTA